CTGTTGGGTATTATGAGCAAGACAGGTACGGACGCTCAAGAAGCTGTGTTCGGATCTAAGATTGTACCCATCTACAAAGGATACCCGTTCTTCTTTACAGCCATTCAAGACGGAACCACTAACCCACGTATGGAGCTTGCATTCCGTGAACCTGCCAAGCGTATCACCAAGAAGAACAAAACCTCACAGCGAGGAGAGGCGCTTGATACGATCATCAACTGGAAGAATACAACCAACAACGCATACGACGGAAGCAAGACCCATATGTTGTTCCTTGACGAGGCTGGTAAATGGCTGAATCCTAACGACATACGTGAAGTGTGGCGAATCCACAGGACTTGTTTGCTAGTTGGACGTAGGGTTATCGGTAAGGCGATGGTAGGCTCAACGGTGAATCCACTTGACAAGGGTGGGCGTGAGTTCCGAGATCTGTACTACGACTCAGACCCTAACGACCGAAACGACAACGGACGTACCAAGAGCGGATTGTACAAGATATTTATCCCGGCATACGACGCACTAGAGGGATTCTTTGACCAGTACGGATTGCCTATCGTTGACGACCCAGAGCAGCCAGTGATGACTGAGGATGGTACGTTTACCACAATCGGTGCCCGCACGTTCTTGAAGAACGAGAGAAAGGGACAGCAAAACAACAGCTACGAACTCAACGAAATCATCCGTCAGTTTCCATTTACTGAAGACGAAGCATTCCGTGACTCTACCAAGTCTTCGCTGTTCAACATACAGAAGATATACGAGCAGATTCAGCACAACGAAGAGCTGTTCCCGAATCCAGTAATCATTGGAAACTTCCAGTGGAAGGAGGGCAAGCAGGACACAGAGGTTGTGTTTGCACCAGACCCAAACGGACGCTGGCGTATTGCGTGGCTGGCACCACCAGATATTCGAAACAAACGAAAGATTGAGAACAACAAGATGGTTGCTCCAAATGCTGCGTTTGGAGTGATGGGTGTTGACTCCTATGACCTTGACACTACGATTGACTACAGAGCGTCTAAGGGTGCGTGCCACATCTACAACAAGTTCTCGATGGAGCACCCAGCCAATATGTTTGTGGCTGAGTATGCCTCTCGTCCACCTCTAGCTAAGATATTCTACGAGGATATCCTTATGGCTGCTGTATTCTATGGCTATCCCGTCCTGATAGAGAACAACAAGTACGGCATTGCACGATACTTCGAGTCACGAGGGTATGACGAGTACCTAATGGACCGTCCAGCGCATCTAATGTCCACATCGGCGAAGGTAAACGTAAAGACAAAAGGTATCCCATCCAACAGCCAAGACGTGATCCAAGCCCACGCCCAAGCGATTGAGGCATATATCCACGACCACGTAGGTCTCCACAACGAGACAGGGAACTTCGGTAGGATGTACTTCAACAGAACTCTTGAGGACTGGATTAACTTTAAGATTGACGACCGGACAAAGTTTGACTTGACCATCAGCTCTGGACTTGCACTTCTAGGTGCCCAGAAACAGGTAAAGGAAGTCAAGAAAACTAACTTCAACGAGAAGGTGTTCTTCCGTAAGGGTAAGGAAATTACCCGATAAGTTAAGTTCGTACCTTTGTCCATAAACTGCAGTAAATGGATCAATACTCTGTAAAAAGCGACGGATACGACTCTACGTTCCCTGATCCGCTTGCCTCCCACGAGGTGAAGATGAACAAGGGCTACGGCCTTCAGTATGCCAAGGCAATCTACGGCCAGTGGGGAAGTGCCCAGTGGGAGGGATCTCTGTACAGTAAACGCTGGAAAGAGTTTGAGATTTCACGGGACTACGCCTCTGGCACACAGGACACATCCATCTACAAGCAGATTCTCACATCTCTTGACCCAAACAACGGAGACGGTTCACTGGTAAACCTAGACTGGACACCAGTACCTATCGTTCCTAAGTTTGTAAAGATTGTAGTAAACAAGATTCTGTCTTCCAAGTTCTACCCCAACATTGAGGCTGTAGATCCACTTTCTCGCAGTGAGAAGGACTACGAGAAGAACAAGATGAAGATCTTTATCGAGAACAAGGACGTTCTTAAAGAGGCAAAAGACTCTGGACTTCGTACTGAGGTAGACCCAGACCAACTACCCGACACCGCCGAGGAAACCGAAATCTTCCTAGAGACCAACATCAAGACAGCGGCTGAGGTGGCTGCACAGATTGGAATCAACCTAACACTAAGCTGGAACGACTTTGACGAGCGCATCTTCCGTCGCAATGTAGAAGACTTAGTGACCTGCGGTATGGCTGTCACAAAACGCAGCAACGACCCCAACTATGGAATCGTAGAGGAATACGTTGACCCAGCATACTTCATCCACAGCTTCACAGACGACCCTAACTTTAGCGATCTTACCTACGCAGGACACGTCCGCCGTATGAGCATCGCAGAACTTAAGCGTCTTGCTGGTGATCAATTCACAGAGGCTCAGTACGAGACAATGGCACGTACGGTGATGAACCGATTTGGTAATGACCCCAACCGCTTTATGAACTCACAGTACGATGTGGGTATGGAGCGCTACTACTACGGATACGACGAGTACACCATCGATGTGATGGACTTTGAGTTTGTAAGCGTTGACAACATCATCTTCGAGAAGAAGGAGTCTCGCTTTGGAAACGTAGGTTTCTACTTCAAGGGCCACAAGTACAACGCACCACAACAGAGCGTATACGACCGTGAAGCTGTTTATATGCAGAACCAGACGCTCTACGGAGGAAAGTTCATAATCGGAACAGAGTACATCTATGACTACGGGGTAAAGAAAAATATACCTAAGAACGTACACGATCTAAGCCGCACGCGGATGAGCTACAGCGTTGTAGCCACAAACATCCGTCGTATGATCCCCAAGTCAATGGTTAGCTCTATCATCGGATTCGCTGACCAACTACAGATCACACACCTAAAGCTACAGCAGTCAATCGCAAAGGCTAAGCCTGATGGATTGTTGGTAGACATCGAGGGCCTAGAGAACGTACAGCTTGGCCGTGGCGGAGAGCTACAGCCTTTGGACATCCAAGACATCTACGAGCAGACAGGTGTGTTCTACTACCGATCGAAGAACCCAGACGGAAGTTTCCAGAACCCGCCAATTCGCTCTCTGGACAACAGCATCCGAAACATCAACGAGCTTATCACCATCTACAACCACGCACTGCGGATGATCCGTGATGCAACGGGAATCAACGAGGTGATGGACGGCTCTAGCCCTAAGGGTGACCAGCTTGTGGGTGTTCGTCAGCAGCAGCTTGCAGCTGGCAACAACGCTCTTGGTGACATCACCAACGCAGCTAACGTGCTGTACCGCCGTATCTGCGAGGACATCGTAAAGTGTCTGCAGATCCTGCCTCCTAAGTCTATTCTGTACAAGGCGTACGAGACGGCTATTGGTCGTGAGAATATGGCTGTTCTTTCTAGCTTCTCAAACCTTCCGATGTACAACTTCGGTGTTCGTGTGGTTAGCGATATGAATGAGGTGGACCGTATGTACCTTGAGCAGAACATCCAAGCGTCTATCGCTCAGGGTGAGCTCGACATCGAGGACGCAATGGCGATCCGTCAGCTTCGTGACATCGACCAAGCAGAGCGTCTACTGATCGTTCGCCGCAAGAAGCGTATGAAGACTCGTCAAGAGATAGCTCAGCAAAACTCTCAGTTCCAAGCGCAGGCAAACGCTCAGGTGGCACAGGTCACCAGCCAAGCCAAGATGCAGGAGGAGCAGATGAAGGCACAGCTTGAGGCTCAAAAGATCCAGCTCGAAGGTCAAGTTAAAGCTCAGATGCTTCAGCTTGAGTACCAGCTCAAGATGCAGCTTGCACAACTTCAAGGTCAGTTTGGCATTGCCGAACAGCAGATCGAGTCTGGCGTACGTCAGAGTGCCGACAAGGAGGCTGAAGACCGCAAGGACGAGCGTATCAAGGAGCAGGCCGTAGCCCAGAGCAAGTTGATTGCTCAGCGTCAAGGTCAGCGTCCTGAGCTTAAGAAGGAAGACCTCAAGGAGGACGACGACATCGTAGACCTCATCCTGCAGGGTAGTTAATAAAGAAGTAAATTT